TAGAGGATGCATAAGCAATGTGTTAGGTGTAAAACCTTGCATAATAACCTGTCCGAGTGAATCAAACAAGTCATCCATAATAACTGAACCGTTAGCTGCGCCACCTAGATTTCTACCACTTGTGGTACCAAATAGGGAACTGCCTGGGTTTACGTTATCATGTGTTACAACGCCCATTGATCGAATGTAATTGAAAATCTTCTGCTCTTTATGTCTGGCCAAAGCACGTCCAGCAGCGCGAAGATGCATGCCGATTACGTCGAATTGTGAATAACGGATCATTTCTTCGGTAATCTTAACTGCAACACCGCTCTTCCCGATGGATGCGGTGACTGTTGCCCCGCCCATTTGGAGTTGCTTCTCTGGGTATGCTTGTCCTTCTGCAATGTCAGCCGCTGTTAAAGCGCCAACTGCAGGAAAAGTAATGGTTTGACCGTAACTAAAGTTAATTCTTTCAAGTAAAGAAGTACCGATTAATAGCGGTTCGGCAGCTTCCTTAACGATGTTAGAAATAACCTTAGGCAACCACATTCCCGAATTCGAAGTAGCGATAGCATCCTTAACGGTTGCTGCTTCTTTTTCAGGAGATAGGAGGTCTTTACCATTATTCATCCAAAGTGCTTGATATTGGTTGAAGTCATTGATTTCTAGATTCATTGTAAATTCTCCTTATTTACCAATTAGGTTGATTCTAACAACACGGTTAGCAGCACTTGCGTAAGTGATCTTGTCAGGGAGACCCTGAGAAGCTGAACCAGGCATTTGGTCTAACGTGCCAAGTTGTGTATACGCAGTACGTACTCTATCAAGATAATCACGTGGGAATTCTTCTACTTCTAATACCTGACCCAAAATAGCGTCACGTTCGTCAAGTGCTGCTTGGATATTTGCCAAAGATGTACCGGCAACTACCAAATCAGCTTTCATGAAGTTAGAGTTAGCATCAGCTTTTACTAAATCGCCAGGTTTAAGATCGCCAGAAGCGAAAGTAAATCCAAGGCCTGCTGCTGCTACATCAGAATAGAAAGCATAAGAAAGTTTTGCAGTTAGGCTGAAAGGAGCAGGAATTGCGTCTCCATCAACTTCGTGCAAGAATAATACGCCACGCGCTTCGTCTAAGAAAAAGTCACCGGCTTGACCATTTTTAACTGCGGTAATGCTACCTTTTTCAGATAGAAGTCCACCAGAAGCGTCTGTAGAAAGTGCGCCGCCAGCAAGATTCTTTGCTACTGAAACGTTCTCTAATGAATATGCTACAACGTCGTCTCCTGAGGAAACTTCATCATCATATCCAAGAGTGGTAGATGCTGCAATACCTGCAGAGGTATGCCATGCACCGGAGCCGGGCGTAATTCCGCCGCCGCCGAGTGCGCCGTCCATAACTTCATCAGCAACCGCTAGGGGTACTAATGGAAGTTCAAGAACGTAATCACAGAGAATTGCTGCCCTGTGCTGCATATTATGGTTGTGGTGTCTATATTCCGCTGGATTAAAACCATCACCGCCTGGGGCTTGGTAATAATCATAGGGTGCTACACCAACTGGAAGTGAAATAAAGTCAGATGCAGATTCACCAGTCGCAAGCAAGCCTCTAGAAATAAGGGCTGCTCCTACTGCTGCTAAGTCGCGTGTTGATCCTAATGCTGCTGCGAGAACAGGTGCGCCCGTTAAAATATCTTCGGTCTTCTCTGTTACATCGTCTGCAGTATAGGAAACAATATCGCCACCGGCTGCGAACTTTGCTTTCAGTCCCGCTGGAACTAGTCTGCCGTCTCGTGTAAGGGCCACGGCTTTACCAGCTGAAACGACTTTAAACACTTCATAGTACTTGTCAAATCGTCCTACTGGAAGCCAGTCTGCAGGCATCCATTCGCCATGCGGTCTAATAGATTCACAATATTCTACCGATGGAGTAATGTTTCCTACATGGTCCCAACCTCGATGATTGGCACTGTATTGTTGACTACTCATTTTAAATATTCCTCCTTGTTTAGTTCTTCTTGTTTGCTAGCAAGTTTATAGTTTGAAATTTGAGGGTAATAATCTCGCTTTGCGAAGACTATTGAGATAGCGATTAGCTGCTCTTTGTCCCTCTTCGACTACCTTAGCTTTATAGATAGATCGAATCTTTGAACTAATATTTTCTTCACTAGTATCATCTTCAGTATTACCCAAAGTTGGGTCCTCTATTTCACCTTCGGGCTTATTGGACATTCCATCATTAAGCTTTTCAGCTACTTCATAGAGGTTGACTTTATCGGAAATGTTTGTCAAATTCTCAAGAAGAATTTTAGAACCCTTGGCAATTTCTTCCTCAAGATGTTTCTCTAGTTCTCCCTGGTCATTGATCTCTCCAGTGAGGACTTTCATCTCACAAAGTCTTTGTGCTCTTTCCTTATGCAAAGATTCAAGAAGTTCAGCTTTGGCATCTTCTAAATCGCCACAATCTTGATACACATCCTTCAATTCACTACGAAGGGCTTTAAGTTGAGCTTCAAGCTCTTCAACAGCTGCTTTCGCTGTTTCTAACTCTTCGCTGTCTTCTGAATCCTGTGGGGCTTCTACAAGTTCAATCTTTCTTTCTGTAGCTTCTGCCTTAATAAACTCAGCAACAGTCTTAAATTCCTCTTCTGTTAATGCCTTAAAGGTATCACATGTAAGTTCTTGTTTCTTCACTTCTTGTTCCTTTACTTCTTCTTTAACTTCTGGCTTTGCTTCGTCTTTCTTAGTAGCCACGCAACCAAGAGCTTTAGCTTTTCTAGAAACAGCAGCTAAAATCTTAGTTTTTGTGGTAGAACTTAGTTTAGCATCACCAATAAATTTACGACAAGCAGTTACGTGTGCACAGTCAGGAACAGGGAAACTTCTATTAGGTCCACAAAATGCGGAATTCGGAAGTTTCTTCCGTTGTGCTGCGCTAAGTTTTGCATCAGAACCAATTTCATCTAACTCTTTTTCCATTTCTGCATAAAATGCATCTGCATCAAAATCACGATCCAGAATAGCTCCGGTTACTCTTTGAATAACCATCATTAATTCTGATAGAAAATCATCTCTAAGAGCTTCGGTTTGAATTTCTTTAATTGCTTCTTCTACTTGTTCATCTGTCATGAAGTCATAGGCTTCTTTAATCTTTGCGGTGAGCCTTTCTTTGTCTTTAACATCATCTAATGTGACACTTTCAAGTACCTTAATGTCACTATCTACTTCATCATCAGTCTTTTTTGTTTCAGATGGTTCAGGTTTGGAAACCTCTTCTTTGATTTCTTCTTTATCTTCAGGTTCTTCTTTCTTATCTTCTACTTTCTCTTCTTTTTCAACTTCTTTTTTGTCTTCTACTTTTTCTTCAGCTTCATCTTCTTTTTTATCTTCAACTTTTTCTTCTTCTTTATCTTCAACTTTTTCTTCGGGTTTGGTTTCCTCTTTGATTTCTTCCTGTTCTGAATCTTTTACTTTGTCTTCGGGCGCCTTCTGATCATCTGTTGCTGATATTTCTTGTTCTTTTGGATCAACAACCTTTTTGTCATCATTTTCGGCACCATCGACCTTGGTTTTATCCTTGTCTTTTTCTGACACGGTTGCCTCCTCTGTTGAATCATTTTTATTCTTTTTTGTACCGGCAGGGGAACTTGCGTCCTCGTCCGTTGACTCTAGATGCTCAGTTGCATCCGATTCTTTCTGCTTTTGCATATCAGCAAAAAGGCTACGAACACCTTCTTTAAGATCAGTGTCGGTAAGGGTTGTAGCTACATTGTCATCTGTAATGATATACAGTTCTGCTTTTTCATCTGTGATAATATCATCGTCTTCATACTCAAGCTTGAACTGTTCTGTTTCGCCTGCGCTATTCTGCACTTCAATAACACGCGCAAATGGATCTGCAGGTGAATTAACGAATGACAACTCTTCATACATGAGATTGCCAGCAATAATAAATGCTTTTTTCTCGTCATACATTTCACCGGGTCTATGCTCACACGGCCCGTCGTCAACCCAATCAGCTTTACAAATTGAACACACTGCCTTATCGGTACTGGCACCAATAGATACTGTGAGATATCTATTATCTGTGATTTTTTGAATGGCTTCTGGATCTGTAATGTTAACAATCGTACTAACAAAACCTAAACCTTGGTAATCAGGATCACTTAAAAGGTCATCCTTTAATAGTTCATCAATTAAACCTACTTTACTGATAAAAGATTTAGCAGGATCTAAAACATCTGCAATACGTGAATCTTTTTTCATTAAGCTACCAGACGTATTAACATACTCTGCAGCAACAATTCTACCAACAGGATCTGTATATGAATCGTGATGTAATAGTACTGGTTTTGGATAAGGCTTGGTGAAAGACTCTGCACCTTGTGCCATTCTATCTGGCAAATAAAAACCGTTGTTTCGCGTAATGATTCCAGCGTGTGTCGCTGCTATACGTGCAACTAGTGAATGGCCTCTATTCTGCCCAAAAATATTGTCTTTAATGAATGAGGCTTTCTTTTTATCAACATTAAGTTCAATGTTAACCATATCATAAAGACGAACTGTTCGTTTAGACATTAGAATCTTCCTCCGTTATCTTCTTTACCATACCATCAACATTAGCTGTCGAATCTTTTAGTGAATCTTCTGAATTATTGTGGATGGGTTTAATTGTGCAATGACAATTAGGATGTAGACCTGGTAACTCATCTATTGTAATATATTCTAAATCGAATGTCAAGTCCTGATTATTCTTACATTCTTCGCAGGCTGTCCCTTCTACGTCAAGCTGTGCTTGAGTAAATCCAGCCGCCTTAAAGCCAATAGCTAGACCTAATGCATAGGCCTTTCGAAGCTCAGAATTATATACTAAATCTGTACGAAATTCTAGTGCGTCAAAAATTGCGACTAATTTCGCAATAACTTCTTCTACTTTAAGCTCATCTATCTGATTATGTAGCCTAGACTCTGCTAATTCAAATAATCTTTCAATAATTCTCGTAATATAGAGGTGGGCACGATCCCTTACAATTGTAAATGCAAAATCTAGATCAATTGTATACGGCTTAACACCAGTCTCGCGAACACCTTTACGAAGCTCATTTTTGAGTTCTCTTATAAATTTCTCTTCTGCCTTGGCTACAGCTGCAAGTGCATGAGATTTTAACCATAATTTATCATATTGGTTAGCTCTTGCTGCTTCAATAGTATCAGACTTAAGCATCTGATAATATTCACTAATTACATTATCTGTAACAAGGGAACTCTTTCGTTTTGTGGGACCTTGGCTCTTCCCATGCTGATTGGAAGGTTGATTCTTGGCTTTGGCTTTTTTCTCAGCGCCGGTTGCTTTGGTCGTGGGCTTACTTTTAGCTTTGGCAAGTTTCTCTTGTTCTGCCATCCGTCGCTTATTGGCTTTACCCTGCTCTGCCTCTTCAGAATCGATACCAGAAGAGCCTACGGCTTCTTCTTGGATGAAAGCTTCATCTAACGACTGAATGATCGCCTGAGGCTTCTTTACAAGCTCCCAGAAGGTCTTCTCGCGCTCTTCGTCGGTAATTGGCTCCCTACCCATAGCTCTGCGGGTTTCGTCTTCTGTTGCCAGAAATCCCTGGTAAAGTGTCATTTCGTGATTCTCTACTTTAATTTTAGCATCCAGATCCACCTCGTGAAACTTAAGGTGTACCATATTTTCTTTTGCTAAGACATCGAAACTAAAGGTAGATTCTAGTAATAGCTCTTTAAGAAGGAACTCATCAATAAAGGTTTCAAATTCTCGTTGCATAGCCTTAACATCATCCACAAGCGCTCTAGACATATTGTCAGCAGTTGCACGGTTGGCTGTTTCACCCTCACCAAAATCAACAGCTGAAAGACCCAGCCCTGAGAAAACTCTCTTCTTAAAATGAGTTAAATATCCCTCAGCCCTGATAGCTCGGCCCTCGGCCCCCAATGCTGTAATGTCATGACGCTCTGGCGTAACAATGCTACCTTCTGATGGCATAAATTGTACTTCTTGGCGCACGATGTCAACTTCATTGGTACCGTCTGGATAAATCTCAGCAGGAGCATTTTCACTACCTACTTTATAATGGAATAGAGGAAACAAATGTTGATAGACCAATAATTCAATATTTTCCTCAATACGTCTTAAGGCCCTAATATCGTCCATTACAGGTACTAAGGCAGGAGTACCAGTAGCAAACCCAGATTTCCTGTCAAAATAGAAATGAACAACATTGATAGGTTCGTATTCTTGAATCCTACCTTCAGGAGACCGTTGTCTGTATTTTAATACCTTACCATTTTTATTACGTTTAATTTCTACCATCTCTGGTGGAATTTTGAAATATCCCGCTACAGGATTTACATTTCTACCAGATGGTAATTCTCGTCTCTTGCCGCCGCTTTGTTTTAGACTTCTAACCTTATACCAATATGCATTAGAATATTTAATGAGATCCATAGCCGTTTCACGCAAAAGAAGTTTCATAGGCATACCTGTTGCTGCTTCTGCCTGCTTCAAGCGCTCTTGTAAGTATCTAATTGTTGTAGGGTTCGGACCTATAAATTCCCATCCTTCTTTAAACATAAGACCACACTTCTTACGAAATGATTGTCTTACATAAGACTCAACATCCTCTACACGACCTATTTCATTCAGGTTCCATTCTGATGGTTCAAAATTACCGCGTGAAGTTACAGATGATCTATAAGATAAAATAGGGGCATTAACCGGTTTGATCTTTTTGATCTCTATCGGTCTACTACCTTCTACCTCATCCTGTCGTATAACGATGGGTTTAGTCTTTGTTGAACCAAATTCTAATCCAAATAGTTTCATGTGTTAAACTTCCCCTTTTTCAAATTCAGAGATCCATTCTTGTACTTTTGCAACATCCTGTTCTGAGACATCTCTTAGGCAATTCTTAATTAAAATATTGGCCTGTTGTCGAACAAGTTGACCATCCACTATGCGAGACCCAGATGTAAGAGGTAGGTCTTGATTGGAGTTCTGTATGACCTCTGCTATATTGGTGCTTTGTTTACCTTCAATGGCCGGTGATTGTACTGTAATTTGCTGTTTCGATTCGTCAAAATTAAATCTAATAGTAGAGTTCGGACTAATATAATTTTTAAGGAATGTTTGTAGTTTTTTAGAAGCGTCTATATCTTCTAAGTCACCACAATCTAATTCGCCAGCCTTGGTTGCATTGATGATAGATACCACCAGTGAAATTAATCTTAATAGGTGTAGTTTGTTTTGGGCAGCTGCCATTTTAATATCGGTATTAATATAAGATGTATCTAATAATTTTAAGAGTTGATCTCTTACAAAACTCAACGAACTGTCTATATAGGTCTTACCTTGTTTTAGATAATCCGTTAAGCTAAAAAGTGCACTCTGTAAGGGATTTACAATAGCTCCCTTTAATGGATCTGAGATATCGGGAATAGAACCTTCCGGGTCTCTTGGATTATCCTTATTAACACCTAATTGCTGTTCGGCCTCAGCTATACCCTCTGTAATGTCTAATTTTTGTAATTGAAAATTTAACTCATCAATAATACATTCGATAGGTGCTATAATCATTTGTACGTATTGATCGAGTAGTGCATTTAAGCCCGAGAGGAATGGTGCGAAAAGACTGCCTATTAATGCTTCTGGTAGACTAATGGTAAGATCTAGTTTGTCTTTGTATTTATGTAACAGTAGTGTTAATAGAAAAGCTATTCGCTGTAAGTCTGGTACGCAGAAAAAGTTTAGTTGTCTCAATAATTCACAAATATCATTAAAAATATCAACGTTGTTTAATAGGTCTAACAGTGAAAACAATACTTGAAATCTACGAGAAAGATCATTGTTTAATAAATCCGTTAAATCATCTAATGGATTAAGATTTAACAAAGCCAATATACGATCTTCGCAGGGAATACAATCGGCGGCGGCTATTGTTAATGCCTCACCTACTGAATCAGCGTCTGCAATGGATGCTGCTGTATTCTGTATTTCCATTCCTGCAAAAGTAAAGGACGGTGCATCTGCGGCATTGGTGCGTCTGTCGTTATAGGAGTTTAGCTGGTCAATAACATTTTCAGCAAAAGTCTTGCTCTCTATGGTTTCAGGCGTAAGAACAGCATAAACACTTTCTTCTGTATCTTGCGCATTGGCACCCTTCGTATATGCGTTGATTATGTTTTGTAAATCCTGATCTATTAAAGGATTTGTATCTCGTAAGCCCATTTAATTAATCCCCTTCTATCTTTGAATACCGCCCAAGAAAGGTACACCGCCCTCTTCAACTGCCTGAATACCAACCTTGCCTGTTTTAGCTTGTGCTGTTAAGGCAGCTTTACGTGCTGGTCCAGTGGCTTCAAATGCTCCTGGTAATGGTTTAATTAAGGTATGTTGATTAACAATCATTGCATCAATGATCTTAGCTATGTCGTCTTTATGTTTGAAGTCTCCTAAAATCATGGGATATAATTCTGCATAAAGTTGCTGAAGTGCAAATTTTTTAAATGCGCCTACGTCTAATGGGTTTAATGGTGACATTATGTTTCCTTCAGTGCCTCTCTATCTTCTTTAGCCAGTCCTTCTTTTAATTCTAAACACTCTTTATACATCCAATATTCTACAACGTCTGTATCTAATCCAAAGACTCTGCGAATAGAATCTCTCAAGGTAATATCTTGATCTGGATTAAAACTGACTTTTACATCTTTAGATCTGGTCTCGATAATCGTTGCAATTTCATCGGCTAGAGTGATAATGTTGCCATATTCATCAATAAGGTCTTGTACTTTAGAGGCTTGACTCTCGATATCTGGTTCTTTTGTTTCATCTTTATTAAGATTGTCTACTACTAATGTAGAATCAGGATCTTCTCTGTGTTTCTTTAGTTGAGCCTCTAAAACTTCCCTATCGTCTCTGTCTAATTTTTTAGTCATAAATTATACCGCATTCCTAGTAAAATCTACTTGGAGTTTAATATCTGTTTTTGTCCTTACATCCTCTTCAGGTGGAGATGTAATTTTATACCAAAAAGGAAGTAAAGTAGATGTGTCTGGAGATCCAAGGCTACCAACATCATCCATTTTAATATTGTTGCCATACCGAATACTGGCCCATTTGGTTGCGCTTGGTTGTTCTGCGCCTTGAAATAATTTAATACCCCAACCTGTACCTTTATCTCCCAGGGTATCGTCAGGTAGAGATGTATCAATAGATTTAATAGTAATATCAGAGAACCACTGATTAGAATCATTATTTTTTAGATATAACAATAGTTCTACCGATTCACCCTCATTACCTCTGTGAGTGGTAGTAATCGGTGTAACCTGTGATCCTTCTTCGGTAAACTGAGTACCTTCTCCGTCGTATACTCCTAAACCCATTTGATAATCTCCTTTTTTTACGAGGCCCCCAATTAAGGGGCTAACTGAGGACCTCTGCGAGAAGGGAAATGACGTTCATTCTATCACCGAAGTGATAGACGGATGGGTGGGCTACTCCTCATCCGTTTTCACTCTTACCCCCTAAAAGTAAGAGCAGCTAAATATTGCGCCTCTTTGGTTTTCCCTTACGTTTTATGGTAGTGGTTGGCCTATTATGTTTATACTCGGTATCTGAGTCCCATCCAGGTCTAGTGGTTGGGAGAGGGCCTCTACCCGTACTAAATATTCTTCCAGTGCTAGTTATGTTCCCATATTGGTCTGTTCTCTGCATAGGCTTGTTCTTTAATTGACTTTGAGCCTTTTGATACTCTGAATACTCTTTGTCGTATTGTACTTGCACTTGACCGGGTAACAAACTCTTGTTTTGTTTCTTAATTAATCCACTGCCAAACTGACCAGCAAAACCGATATGAGATGAATGTATTGGCTTGCCAAGTGTAGATAGTTCTAGCTTATATCCAATTAAAGCTAGGTTTAATGCATCTACCTTGTGATCACCAAGTGTTGGTTCATTTTGACCATATACTGGCACTCCAGATGGAGTGACTCTTTCAACAATATAATTAAGTAGTTGTCTCTCTAACATAGTGTCATGCTTTGAAAATCTAAACCTTTGCTCTTCAAAGCGTCGAACTGAATTCTCTACCAAGTATGGCTTTGCGTGCTTCTTAATAACCCTCTTGGTAATTGGACACCTTGAGTCTATCTTAGAGCTGAAATTATAGCCTTTTACCCTATCCTTCAGAAAACATGTAGGATGGTTGGGCTCTGTTTGTATCATATCATATCCGCATTTTTTCAGCAATTCTATGTTTGTAGCCCCTGCTCCCTCATCAACATATAGGAAATGTGGAATCCACTTAATATTCAGCTCAATAACCTTTTCAATACCAGCTAGTTGGGTCCACCCCTGCTTGGGAACATTACAATTTTCAACTACATAGAACATATCTTCTTGGATATTATACCCTACAACAACGATCTCGGTTCCAACTTCACTATTCCAGTCGACACCTATACTATAAATCCAACCATACTGCTCTCTCTTCATTTCTCCGTAGTGATAGTTGGTTCTAGCATTATCAACATATGCGTTTTGATAAACACCTTCACCCTGCTCACCGAAATCTGCTAGAATTTCATGGGTCCAAGCTAGATCTGTTGGAATATCTGCCCTAATCTCTTCTTCGATTTCACCCCAGTGAGGAAGAACCATTGAAGGATAGTGAAACTGTTTATAGGTTGGTGTCTCTTTACACCATTTATAGAAATGGTCTCTTCGACCTGTTGGTGTAGAGGACGCCCAAAGTCTAGTATCTGGTGTGGTAAGTAGAATAGCTTGTGTTGCGTTTAGGTCACCTTGTTGTAAATAATCAGCCTCATCAAGATATATCCTATCAGCATCCTGACCACGAACGGCCCCCGCATCACTACCTGACTTTGTACCAGATGTAAAACCTCTTATTGTACTACCATTATATAGCTCAATCTGATAATAAGGACTACTAACGTCTTTTCTGATAGCATTCTGTAAAGTTGCCTTATTAGAGATAAAGGCACGAATACGTCCAAAAATTTCCTCAACCTGAGATTTATATGGTGCTACAATAAGAACCTTTTTACTTTTGTTAGTAAATGTAAAATGTAAGATATCAACGGCGATTGTATCTGTCTTACCAATACGTCGACCAGCTCTTACGACCTTACGAGTAGAACTACATCTTAACATTTCTTCCTGATACCACCTAGCTTTCCAGGGTTGACCATCAGACATTAATAGAAATTTTTCTGCCCACTTAACAGGATCTAAATAAGTTTGTGCTTCCTCTAACTCTTTTGCATTTAATTGCTTTGCTACATATTGTGGCAAATATTCATTGTTGTCAGGAATAAGAGAACAGTTGATTGGAAACTTGGTATATACTTTACCCTGCTCGGTAACAAACTTATTATACCTTTGACTGTGACAATTTTGACACTCTCCACATATTGGGTTTTGAGGATTATCGTTTGCCATACTTATCGTAAATGCATCATAGAGGCTTCGTTCCCAAACGCCGCTCGGGAAGTCTTAGATAATTCCATCATAGATGCTTGCCTCATTGTTAATGCCCTTCTGTTCATATATACATTTTCAAATTTAGGGGCTGTTCTTGTAGTAAACCCTGGATCAAGTAATTTATGTACTCCAGAATACCCAAGACCAAATCCAATGAAACCACCGACAAGTGTTCCCACTCCTGGTATAAAACTTAATGCCCCTGCTCCGATGGCAGCGCCTGCAGAACCAGCAGCAAGTGCACCTGCTTCTACTCCACCTTTCATGACGCCTTCTGCTGCATTTTTACCTTGGCTTACTTCATAACCAATAAAAGCCGCAGAAAGAGCAGGCCCCAATGCTTTTCCTATCATTTTACCACTGCCACGGTAAAATTTCACATCCCTGCCTATAGTTGATCCATAGGCTGCTTTAGTACCTCTCTGTACTCTAGTGGCAATCTCTTTACGATTACCCCAGACATACCTACCTTGTGCTTGAACTGTTTGCCAACCACCTTGCCAATTAGCTTTTCTTGCTGTGTTTATACCAGCACGCCCCATAGCAACAGCACCAGTGGCTAACCCTCCTATGGTTTTCTTACCCAAAGGAAACATTATGCCCTGAGTAAAAGTTTTACCAATTTGATAACCGAGGGTACGTTCTAACATAATATTATAACCTTATCTTTTTTAGTCGCCGCTAAGGCCCCACATACCACCAGCACCATAACCAGCCCATCGAGCTTTAGCCGCTCTTGAAAGTCCTCCTGGACCATATGACTTCACGGCTCCCTTGAAACTACTGCGAGCAATATTGCCTACTTCCATAGCTCCACCCATAACGCCGGGTCCAAAACTATTATTAATATATGATTTGGTTACCCCACTACTTACACCCTTCCAACCAGCTTGCGCTGCTTTGAAATCGGCTTTCATTGCGGGGAAAATGTGGGATTGTGCGAATTGGGTTGCTTTGCCTATGCCTTTGTTAAATACACTAAACATATTAATCCGTCTCCTTTACTTCAACTTCTTTGGTTTCGACATCAACAATCTCTCCTTGACTGAGTAACTTTTGAAGTTTCCCTGTCAGAGCTGATTGTTCACTACTGGAGTCTTTATTGTCGATTTGTTTGGTAGCAGCCTGTCTCTTCCATTGTTCTCGTCTGGTTCCAACTAAAGCTGCAAGAATCTCCATTCTCTGCCTTTGGATCTTTTCTTTAAGTTCCCAGGCAGGATGTAGTTCTGTTCTTTGTAGTTCATGACCTTGAGGTGTCACGCCAGTAACTTGCTTCTTCAACAAGTCTTGGCCATCTCCACCAGTCCCATCATCACCATGAGCCAACAATAAGGTGGCTCTATATTCGTACATATCTAATTCGGCTAATTTATTGACTAGACCTATCTCAGTCGGACTGTTGGGATCCACGTCATATTCGATAAAGTACTCTCGACGTTTGTGGATTAAGAATTCTCGTTCGATGATACATTGGCGACCAATGGGGAAATTTTTAGGGCTCATCTGCTCCCTCTTCAGTTCGTTCTGCTGACGAAAGGGACATCTAAAAATTACGGGGCATTTCATAGGCCCGCCACAAAACATTGGTGCCATAGCCTGTAACCCCGTCTTCATGTTCATAATGTGACTACGAAGGCGAGCTACCTGCTCTGGTGTGAATGTGAGATCAGAATAATCATCTAAAGGAACTTCAAGAAACTTAAAGTAGTCTGTTTTGGTAAGTTCACCTTTGACCGTGATTGCAGTACCATCTAGACGTATTTCTTCTTTTTTTGCCCGGTTCTTAGCTGTGAATCTGCTCTCTTTTTCTTCTGTGTCTTTCTCTTCTTCTGACATAAATTATTCGTTTTTATTTAATCCTGGAATGCGATTATATCCTATATTGCTATTTAAGCTTCCAAATCTACGACCACCGTCGCTGTTATCTATAATACCTGTTCCTGGGTCGTTATCTTTCATGTGGCCTGAATACCTGGTTAATAGTGTAGCTCCTGCTATACCACCAATACCAATAGCTGATGCCTTGCCAAGATTTATACGAGATAGTCCCATACCAATCATACCAGATCTGCTCCTGAAGTTTTCTTGAGCTTCACTTAGATTCCGACCGATATTTTTAATCTTGGTGCCGACAGATCCGATACCTCTAGTCATTGCTTCTCTTATGTTTACAATTGCCATATTAGAATACTCCAAAACTTGGTGAGCCATCAATGAACTCTGCCATAAACAAAACGTTCTTGGCGGTGAATGTATAGGGTCTGTGGATCTCTATATTGCCGATAGGGAGGTCTTTAAGGGTTACCCCTACGATTCCCACTACTCCCGCCTCAGGATCGAAGTCAAGAGGGTTTTCAGAGGTTTCGATAGATAAACGTGTATCCTTTCTGGTATCGATATTGAAGTTAGGAATAGCTAGTTCAGGCCTACTGTCTTGATATAACCTCTCTCCATCTATCAGTAAGTCATGCATTTTATCTCGTAAGAGATTATTGACCTTTAGATAGTGATAAATAGAGTGGAAGTCTACCCGACTAAACACAAAATTACCTATTACATGAGTGTTGTCCTTCATTGGGACAGGAAACTCATAGTACAAGTGCTTAATTAGACCAAACTTAGTGTTCCAATCAAAACCAACCAGAAATTCGCGATTGTCTTCATAACCTTTAGAATACGTTTGCTTATTCATTAACCTCTACTTCGATGAACTTATCGTAAATTTCAACAATTTTTTTTCTAATTTTTTCTTCTTCAAACTTCTTGAAGATATCTCGGGCACGTTTGGCATAAGTACAATTCTTACCATACGTTGAATGCTCAGCGAACCATGAATACCGTTCCACTTTTGACTCTTTAAGCAATTTTAGGAGTTTCATAAACTCCAGAAGCTCTTTATCCTTATCGAAAAGGTCTGTAAGGATGATCCTCAGTTCATTCAATGCCTCAATTTGATCCCCATCTCGGTCTTGCGTCATTTCACCCTCTCCTTAATATACCCTTTGAAGGTATACTGTCCTTTTGGGACATGGCCCTTCTAGCGTTTATTAACGTTCCCTAATTGCGGCAATAATCTTCCTTCGATTGGATCGCGTTTTTTGTATTTTTTCTCTCCCAATATTTTATCCAGGAATCTGAGCCTGTTGTCGATATTGTTTTGTTGGGGTTGACGCGGACGCGGCCCGCAAAATTCGCAATCTCGGTTACCACACTTTGGTTCCAGCCACATATTACACTTAGAACAGGAGTAGGCATCAAACTTCTCGTCAAGGATACCTATTCTGTTACATATTGGACAGTTTTTTGGAGTTTTTTCTGGGCCCATGTTTCCTCCAAGGGTATTACTCTATGGGTTACTTAAGATTATATCCTAAATTATGACTTATTGCAAGTCTTTATGAGGTATTTGACCCTGTATAGGAAATAGGGGGAATTGGGGCTAATAAATGTTTTTACTACTATATACTAATAAGTGAAAATAGACAATTTTGTCCCAAATTATTTTTAATAATAATGAAAATAGTTGAATCGAAGGGGAAAAATCGCCCCCTTAATGAAAAGAATCTGCCAATCATAGGGCTCTATTACGACAAGTTTACACCAAAGTTTACACTTTAGGTCTAAAATATGATCTTAATCAAAGGTAGGATTATAGCCAACAGTACGGTTGGAAAAATATAAAAAATGTATTATATGCATTCTATTTACGTATTTAGCGCATTGGCAATTTGTACCGAACCCTTGATTTATAGAGTGAAGATAACACAACGCAGCGGGCCTCAGGACGCATTCTACAGGAGAGCCTATTTCTGCTGTTACATAAGTGTAATATAAGGGCGCACTTGTACGGTACCGTAGGGGATTATAACATATAATTGACATAATTACGTCATATTACTGACATTTTTAGGACATAGCTCTAATAAGCTCTAATAAACAAGGTAGTTAGCTTTTAGTCTACGAAGAATAAGCAATATACTTGTAAGCGTATGAAACTCTCACTTTAGTGAGAATTGTGCCATATGAATTTACTAAATCATTGATATTGCAGGATTCAGGTTCTCTAGGTATGCAACTTACTGGTTCAATTGTAACGGAGCGGTTCATATTGCCATATAGCGTCAAATATGGTCACAATACCGCAACCCAGACCGAATATAAGCCATATACGGAATAGTTGGAGTATATTATCTATATGTAATAATAGGAGTTTTTACTTGTGCGGAACTTCGCAGAATGAGTTCCATAGAGACCCTTTATATATTTAAATATATATATATAAAGGTACATACCGTCTTTAAATATTTATATATATAGTTTATCATGAAAGAGAAGATCTGTAAAGGAGGGTCTGGCGACCCTTATAGAGAGCTGAAACCAAAGAAAAATTTAAGGGCAATTTATGAAAGCCCGACATATGGAAATCAGAAACAGTCTAGAGTGACTACCTAGTAATTTAAGTGTAACGTCTCCCTAGCATATTCCATGCGAGCCCACGGGTAGTCTCCGGTGTATATATCTCCTTAATGGAGTATGTATATATATCCATCTAATCTGGAGCGGCGCGGACCTGGTATCTATCATATGACATAAATGAGCCAGATGAAGGACGCGCAATCCTCATGCCATGAGTACATGTCATTCGGAATTGCATTGCCATCTTATTGTATTAATAAAGGATGCTCGCTGTACTCGCATTATATATTAGAGATTAGCTCCCTCTGGTCGCGCCATCTCTACTGCTAGGTAATGATACATAGGTATACTACCTGCACAGTATACAGTCAGGTCCCCCCTATATATACTATATTACTAGGGTGGGTTCCTGGTATATCAAGCTATTGAG